AGGAATAAGCAAAATATCAGATTTCTTTATTTTGTCAACCTTGCAAAAGTTATTGAATGAGTTAACTGATGGCAGAGTTCAATTATCTACGGATTCATCTTCGCCAGGTCAATATCCAGTATATGGAACATATCTCCATTCAACAAATTACAAAACTCAAACTTTTACGGAATTGTATTTCCCTAAGAATGCTGAGTATCGTAGAAAATCTCATGCTAGACAAGGCAAAGAAGGCGAAATTACAATTGACAAAACAAAACATGTACCTTGCAGTATAGAATGTCCAGCATGTCGTGATTTCACATATGAATACCTAGGTGGAAAAACACCAGAAGGATTGTGTCGCAATTCACAAGAAGGAATGCCTAGAATGGTTGTGCATAACACTCACTTGTATGTTAATATGGCAAAAGATGTTGACAAGCTAGTTGATAGTCATGTAGAACTATTAGAAACTGCAATTCCGGTTGAATTATTCAATGTGATTCTTTCATTACATGAAATGTTTGCAAATCCAGACAATGCCATGCAAGTATACTCAACATATGTTAAAACATATAAAAAATTCGGCGGCGATTCTATATCAACTACACAAGCTGAAAACTTTAATAAACACTTTAAATTTTAATCAAATAATAAAATGGAAAAAAGCAAATTACAATCATTCATTAATCGCTACTACTTGGCAGGGAATTGTGAAGCAGTTATTTTAAAAGAAGATACATCTGGAATCAATTGTGAATTGATTGACATGGATCAAACCGTTGTAGGTAAAATTCAATGGAAAACTACTCCGTTCATGAAAGGTTCATTAGGAATCAATCATACCGGAACATTGACAAAGATGCTAGGAGCATTAGGTGAAAACATCAATATCGATGTGAAAGATTCATCTGGTAAGAATTATGCAATGAAAATTACAGAAGGTAATACTCAAGTAACTTTCATGTTGGCTGATACTACAGTTATTCCAGCAGTGCCAACTATCAATGCTGAGCCTGATTATGTTGTAACGATTCCAGTAAATGATGAATTCGTTAACAAATTTATCAAAGCAAAAAATGCAATTCCAGATGCAAAGAATTTTGCAATTCAGGTTCAAAACGGCAAAATTAAATTCATTATCAACTATTCCACAGTGAATGCTGATAATATTTCATTTGAAATGGATGGCGGAAAAGATCCAATTGAGCCAATTTGTTTCTCAGCTGACAAACTCAAAGAAATTTTAGTTGCAAATAAAGGTGATGCTGGGCATTTACATATTTCAACCGAAGGATTGGCTAGAATCAATTTCTCAGGCGCTGATTTCGATTCAACTTATTGGTTGGTGCAATTACAGAATTGATATGCAAGTACGAGTAAAAAAATTACATCCAGATGCAGTTATCCCTAGTTACGCAAAAGCTGGGGATGCTGGAATGGATCTAACCGCAACTGCTATGGAAAAAGATGACCATGGCAATATTACATATAGCACAGGATTAGCAATTGAGATTCCACAAGGACATGTAGGATTATTATTTCCTAGATCATCAAATAGCAAAACTGATCTATATTTAACCAATCACGTAGGCGTCATAGACTCAGGATACCGCGGAGAGATTATGTTTAAATTTCGACCAGTAAATGGCTTATTAAACGCAAAAATCTATCATCCAGGTGAAAGAGTTGGACAATTATTAATATTACCTTATCCACAAGTTGAAATAGTAGAATCAGAACACTTATCTGATACTGAAAGAGGCGAAGGAGGATTCGGATCAACAGGTAAATAACATGTACGGAAACACAGAAAATACATTGTGGGTTGAATCATTTCGCCCACACACATTAGAAGGATATATTGGAAATGAACATATCATTGAAAAAGTTGGTATCTTTATCAATAATGGCGATGTTCCTCACTTATTGTTTTACGGTCCGGCAGGCACGGGTAAGACCACGTTGGCAAAAATCATTGCAGGTAGTGTGGACGCCGATGTTATGTATATAAATGCATCAGATGAAAACTCAGTAGATGCTGTGCGTGACAAGATTAAGCGATATGCATCAACAGTTGGATTTCGTCGTTGGAAAATCATTATTCTAGATGAAAGTGATTATTTAACACCGAATGCTCAAGCAGCACTTCGTAATTTGATGGAGACATACAGTAAAACAACTCGTTTTATTTTAACATGTAACTATGTTGAAAAGATTATTGACCCGATCCAATCACGTTGTCAAACATTTGCAATTACACCGCCAAATAAAACAGATGTAGCAAAACGATTAGTTACAGTTTTGCAAGAAAATGGGGTTGAATTTGATATCAAAGATGTTGCTGCAATTATCAATGCATCATATCCAGATATTCGCCGAGCTATTAATGCCGCACAAGCATCTGTAGTTAATGGTAAATTGCAATTGGATAAGGCAAGTGCAATTCAAGCAAATTATCTAACTGAAGTACTGGATGTGTTGAAAAATGCTAAAGATAAGAAAGCAGCATTCACTAAAATTCGTCAAATTATTGCTGATAGCAAAGTTAGAGATTTTACGCCGATGTACACATTCTTGTATGATAACTTAGATGAGTTTGCTCACGGGCATATTGCTCCATGCATTTTAATCATAGCAGAATCTCAGTTTAAAGATGCTAGTGTGGTTGACAAAGAAATCAACATAATGGCAATGTTTGTAAATTTATTAGGAGAAATATGAGTATACATGCAAACGGAATCAAACCAACAGATATGCAACCAATTCAATGCAATGAATGTGATGGATTATACTTTCGCCAGGTAATGGCAATCAACAAAGTATCAAAATTCATAACAGGCGCGGATAAAGATACAATGATACCAGTGCCGGTATTTCGTTGTGATGATTGTGGAGCAATACCACCAGAATTTCAACCAATTAAAGTAAAAAAATAATGTCAGCACCATATTATAAATCTAACATAACAATTGTTTTTAAAACATCTAATCGTAGCAATGCCCGAACTAAAATGAAAACATTTCGGAATAAAAGCATTGATGATGTTCTAGAAAAGAAATTGCCAGGCATACCTGATAATGCTGTTATTTTAGAAATGGGAATTGGCGAAATATTCGAAGAAAAATATAAACTTAAGTATAAATTATAAACATGGCGGACGAAAAAAAAGGTGCAACAATTTTTGATTTCATTGACGGAGTAACACACAAAAAGAAAGAATGGAGTAAATGGTCCGAAACGGATCAATCAAAATTTGCTCCATACATTGTTAACAGATGGTTATCTATGCGTCAGGACTTGACAGAAATTATTAATGAGTTACAAACATACACAATTGGATTGTTACGACCAAAAGAAACATATCGTCTCTACTATGAATTTTTGCCTACCAACAAAGGGTTTGCAAAATACATAAAAGGCAAAAAAGACGAAAAGTTTTCAGACAAATTAATCGCACAGGTAGCAGAGCATTACAGCATTGGTAAATCAGAAGCATCAGACTACGTGGAATTAATGGATCAAACTAGTTGCACCCGTCTGCTAGGTTTATATGGATATACTGACAGTGAAATAAAAACAATGATTAAAGGAGTAAAAAAATGACACCAGAACAATTTACCTACTGGTTGCAAGGATTTATAGAATTAAGCAACCCAACCCATTTAACTACTAGACAGCTTGAAATTGTAAAAGATCATCTAGCATCGGTATTTAACAAAGAAACACCGGACAGAAACACGGTTGGATGGACTCCGGATTGGACAGTGATGCCGGGAACAACTACACCAGTAGTTCCATATACATATCCAGATATCACAAACGACCGAACAACAATAATTTGTTAATCATGAGTATTAACACAGAATCACATTACAAAGGCAAAGATAGTCTTTATAAGTTTGCAGAAGATTGGCAATTGAATTCATATGAATTTGATATCATTAAACGCATTGTTAGATGTCGGTTTAAGGATCAGTTCAGCCAGGATTTGATTAAAACAAAAAATTTAATTGACATTTATCTAAAAGAATGTGGCGAAAAAGAAAAAGTTCGGTTGGATATTGAAAAATAATTTCTTATAATATAAAAAAAGAAAATGAAAAATATTTTTGATATCCAATTGAATTGGAAGATACTTATCATAACATTGTTAGCATACATGTTTGCAATGTCAATGTTTTTTGAGTATTGCGTCAATCGAGAAATTAACGAATATGTAGGTGGCGCAGCCGGAGTCATTGCATTGATTTACACAGTCTGGCAAATTGAATTAATTATTAAATTTATTAACAAAACAATTAAAAACAAAGTAAAATGATTACAGGAATTATTATTGGAATCTTCCTTGTTATTGCAGGGATCAAAATTGTAAGTGCAATTAGTCAAGACAGCCCAACGGGTCTAACAACAGGTATCGCGATTGCTATTGTAGGCGTCGTTATTGCATTCGTTCAGCCATATAGTGTTGAAAAAATTGACAGTGGTTACAAAGGACTAAAGATTAGTTTGGTAGGATCACAGCGTGGCGTAACTAACTATCAATACAAGACAGGTTGGGTAGTATACAATTCGTGGACTGAGCAAGTTAAAGAATTTCCATTGTACCAACAACACATCGAATATGATGACCAGGTGGTAATTACAAAAGGAGGATTCTCAGCAACTATTAAACCAACCTTTAACTATTCCTTGAAGGAAAACAATATTGGGGACATGTTTGTGAATCTTCGATTGGATATTAAATCTATTGAACAAGGCTGGCTAAAAAATGCAATTGTTGGGGCAGTTAATGATGAAGCAAATAAATGGGAAGTTGACTCAATCTTTAGTCACCGACAAGAATTCGAAGCCGCAATTGTTGTAGAATGTAATAAGCGATTGACAAAATGGTTTGATGTATCTCAACTAAGAACAAATATCACACCACCAGAAGCATTGCAAGAAGCAATTATATCTAAAACAAAAGCAATCCAGCAAGCAGAAGCATCTGAGCAACAAGCATTGACAGCAATTGCTGAGGGTAAGAGAAAAGTAGCAGTAGCAAGAGCAGACTCAGCTGAGACAATTATTAATGCCAAAGCAGCAGCACTAGCAATTAAGTTGAAACAGATGGAATTGACGCCAATGTATATTGAGTATACAAAAGCTAGCAAATGGGATGGAGTATTGCCAACCACTGTAGCAGGAGGCGCAGGAACATTCTTGAATGTTAAATAACTAAACCACAATATATAATGAAAAGCCGTAGCAGAAATGTTGCGGCTTTTTTACTGTTCTTTTGGTTTTTATCAAATATTTCATTATAATATAGTATGAAAGAAAATGTAAATTACATAGCTCCTATCTATAAGCTATCATTGCGAGATGCTACAACTGTTCCTAGAAAGATTTCATATTCACAATGGTCTATGTATGAGAAATGTCCACAGCAATGGAAACTTGCTTACATCGATGGACTAGCTCCATTTCAGTCTAGCATTGATACTTGTTTTGGAACAGCCTTTCATGAAACCCTGCAAACATATTTAACAGTGATGTACACTGATTCTATAAAGAATGCTGATAGAATTGATTTGCAAGGACTATTAACAACTAATCTTCGAAATGAATATTTACGCACGGTTGCAGCAATGAATGGCGAACATTATTCAAACCCATTGCAATTAGCTGAGTATCTAGAAGATGGTGTTGCTATTTTAAATTGGTTTAAAAATAGACGTTCAACCTATTTTTCTTCAAAGGATATGGAACTTGTAGCAATTGAGATGGAACTATGTACTCAAGCTTCAAGCAAGAATCCTTCTGTGTTCTGGTATGGTTTTATTGATGTTGTTTTGAGAAACACAAAGACCAATGAAATTTTAATACTAGATATCAAAACAAGCAGAAGTGGTTGGAACAAATATCAAAAGGCAGACAGTGTAAAAATGGCACAACTAATTGCATATAAAAACTATTTTCATCAACAATTTGGTACTCCAATTGAGAAAATCGATGTTGAATTTTTTATTGTTAAACGCAAATTGATAGAAGATTCAATGTTTCCACAAAAAAGAATACAACAACTTCGTCCAGCATCTGGTACGGTTACTCAGCGCAAAGTGCAGAAAGCAATTGATACCTTTGTTGAATTGTGTTTTGACCAAGAAGGCAATAAAAATGCAGACCGCACCTATTTAGCTGTTGCTGGTAAAGGAGCAAAGAATTGCAAATATTGTCCATTCAAAGAAGATTATGCAAATTGCCCTAAAGAATCTAGGATTCGTGAATAAAATTGATTATAATAGTAATATGATTCAGTTTAAACA